CCGCTGCCTCCAGGTCCTTGGCGATGAACTCCCCGCCACGCGTGCCAACCTCGGACACGTCGATCTGCGTCGCCATACGCTTGGAAACCAGCGGCGACAGGTAACCATCATCGATCAGCTCGCGCACCGACACTTCGTAGGCGATGTCCGTGAAGATGGCGTCGTCCCCCTCATGAAGAAGGCCGGAGTCCAACCGATACGGCGTCGCGGTCAACCCGATCACCTTCATCAGCGGGTTGAGGCGCATCAGGTCGTCGAGGAAGCGCCGGTACATCGTGTTCGATGAGCGCGGGATCAGGTGGGCTTCGTCGATCAGCACCAGGTCGCACTGCTGCACGTCGTAGACACGCTTGTGGATCGACTGGATGCCGGCGAACAGGATGCGCGCCTTGATGTCACGCTGCTTCAGCCCCGCGGAGTAGATGCCTGCCGGCGCATCCGGCCACAGCCGCTTCAGCTCGTTGAAGTTCTGCTCGATCAACTCCCGGACGTGGGTGACGATCAGGATGCGCTGGTCCGGGTAGGCCTTGAGCACCCCTTCCACGAAGGTCGCCATGACCAGCGACTTGCCGCCGGCGGTCGGGATGACGACCAGCGGATTGCCGGTGTCGTCGTTGAAGTAGTTGTAGATGCCTTGGATGGCGGCGCTTTGGTACGGCCGCAGCGTGAGGGTCATGGTGAGGCTCCTTAAATCGTGGTGGCGTACTTGTTCATACCGGTGTCGCGCCAGCGATTCCCACTGGCGAACTCGTACTCGACCCAGTCATCACCGGCGTCGACTTGCCGCCCCGGCACCAGCGGCGGGAGAAACAGGTGCTGCTGACAGGCGGCCCGCTGGTCGGTTTCGCTCAGGCGCCGGTCGTGCCGCGCGCAATGCCAGCCTCCCTCGACTGGCGTCGAGTGCAGGCAGGTGCGGCAGTTGATTTCAGGGGCGGTGTCACCCGCGTGGCACAGCGGCGCGTGATCGCAGAAGCGGCACTGGAACCACGCGGGGTCCTCGCTGATCCGCGCGGGCGGCGTCGCAGCGAAGATCACCCGCCGCGCCTTCTCCAGCAGCCCTTCCGCGAAGACGGCGTCGACTGCGATCCTCTCGACGTAGAGGTCGTCGGTGTCCTTGCAGACCGCGAGGTACATCGCCCGCGTGATGCCGGTCAGGTGCATGTAGACCTGCATCTGCGCGTAGTGCTGCGGCTTGCTGTTGCGGACGCGCTTGGCCACGAGGTCGTTGAAGCTCTTGGCTGAGTGCGTCTTGAACTCCAGGACGTGCCATGTCTTCGGCGCCTCAAGCAAGTTGATGGCGACGCCGTCGAGCGAGCCACCGAAATGGCCGCCGTGCGCCTGAACACGAATCTGGCGCCCTGTCTCCGGATCGACCTCCAGGACCGTTGCGCCGACGCGGCGCAGGTTCCTCACCAGGCGCGCCTCCTCCAACTGGCCGGTCTCGAACAACCGCAGCACCCGGCCTTCGTGCTTGGCCCGCCGGGTCCAGCGGAAGTCGAACCACAGCGCCCGTTCGCAGTCCTTGCCGATCAGCGAGGCGCCGAGGTGGCTGCGAAAGCCGTCGCCGGCGTCCGCTTCGTAAGCGGAAAAGATCGCTTCGCGCGTCGGGCTGGTGGTTAGCGGCAGTTCAGCCATGTGCGCCCTCCTGACGGGCCTGGAGTTCCCGCGCTTGGCTGAGGACTTGCGCCCAACGTTCGTCATCGCAATCAGCGCGCAAGACCTCGATCAGCGCGTCCTTGAACCCGTCCCGGCGCGCAGGACCGCTGACCGCGTTGAGCCTCGCGAGACGAGCCGACACCAGCGCCAGTTCCTGCTGCTTCACGCGCAGCGCGGTCTTGGCGCGGTGGAACCAGGTCGGGTCGAGCGACTTTTTCTCGACCTGACGCCGGATGTCGGTGGTGGCGATCTGGATGCGGATCGAAGCGATCTCGTCCTGCAGCACGGCCAGACGATCGCGGCAGCCTTGCGCCGTGTCGGGCAACCGGATCGTCGCCTGTTGAGCGTACTCGTGCATGCGGCTACCTCGATCAGGCCTGACGCTTCCAGGGCAGACCGTTGGCTGCCGGCGTGCTGGTGGGCGCTGCGGTCACGGGGCGGGCTGCGCTCGGCGCCACAGTAGCTGCGGGCGCGGTGCTCGGGGCAGCGTTGCGCGGCAGGTAGCGGATCGAGTTTGACTCGCCGTACATGCCCTTGGGCGGGCGCACGCGCACGTCGGCGATCAGCGGGATCAAGTGCAGCTGCTCGGAATTGCTGACCTGCATCTTGCCGACAGCCCGGCAGATGGACGACAGCGTGCGCTGCGCGATCTGGACGGTGTCGGGGTTCGCGTTGACGAGATTCAGGCGGTCAAACAGCTTGCGGCCGGCGTACTGCCCTTCGAGGATGTCGACCTCGAGGTACAGGTACTGGCCGTGGCCGTCCTTGGTGACCCGCATCTCGCTGGCAACGATCTGGGCGAGATACTTGCCGGGCGGCAGGACCTCGTAGCCGGTGCTGGGCTCGATGGCGGAAGCGTCGAAGGTGTGACCGAATGAAGCCATGGTGTGATCTCCTTTTTTAGGTGCGGGTGGCGGGGGTTGCGGACGGAATGAGGATGGGTTGCAGGGCCTCGGGCATCGCCTGCGCGAAGGCAGACCACTCAAGAGGCAGCGTGTCGGGCAGGTCGTAGCGGTTCTTGGCGAGAAACGCCGGCCGTTCGCCGGTGTGGATGACGCGCTCGCCCGAGCCGACTGCACGACTGACCTTCTTGTTGAATCCGACGTCGGCCTTGACGGTGCTGATCCGGTAGTTGGCGAACAGCACCACGTCCGAGTGCTCCTGCAGCAGTGCGGCTGCACGGGCGTGCAACTTGATGACGTAGCGGTCGTAGGGGTCGTGCTCGGGGCTGTCGAACCGCTTTATGTCCGTGTGTGCGATCTGCACGACGGTCATGCCCCGGTCGTCGCGCAGCGCATTCAGCCCATCGACATACTGGCGCCACAGACCCAGGCAGGCGACGTAGCCCTTGCCGTAGCCGGCGTCCTCGATCGAGTTCCAACCGTTCTCACGGCACGCCTTGGCCCAGACCAAGGGCTCCAGCCAATCGACGCTGTCGATGACGACGGTGGCGAAGTCGTGCTGCTCGGTGTAGAGCGCGGCCAGCGCCTCGATCACTTCATCGAAGGTGCGCGACAGGGGGAAGTGCGCCGCCGGCAAAGTGCCGAGGCCGTCCTCCGTCTGCACGAACACTGGCTTGTTGGCCTCGGCGGCGAACGTGGTCTTGCCGACTCCCGCCACGCCGTGGATCAGGATGCGCGGTGGCTTTGGCGCCCCAGCGCGGTTCAGTTGTGCAAGGGTTATGGCCATCAGGACGCCTCCCCGAAGTTGCTGTCATTGGCAGCGTCGGGCATGCGGTCCGACTGGATGCGCTCCAGCTTGTAGGAGGGCTTGCCGGTCTTGAGCGTGCGAGCGGGCTCGAACAACTGGCGCACGGCCGGTGGCCAGGCGCTGTACTTCGTCTCGGAGACCTTGATCTCGACGCTGACGTAGCTCTCGGGGTCCTCGCCCCATTTGCGAAGCGCGTCGACCGCGTACTTGAGCTTTTTCTGGTCGTATTCCGGGCGCTTCGGCAGGTCGGCGACGACCATGTAGCCGTCGTCCTCGAACCGGACGGTGCCGGTAGTCTTACCAGCGTCCTGCCGCAGCTTCTGCGCGCGCTCGCTGAAGCGGTGGTGCATCACCGCATGAAGGAGATGCTTGTACTGTCGGGCGGTCTCCTCAGCGGAGGTCACGCGGTGGATCAGGCGATCGATTTCGGCCAACGGCAGGGTTTCAAGCTCAGCCATGACGAAGTTGCCAACTTCTTCGAGGGCATCCGGTTCAGGAATCATGGGTGACTCACTTTCAGTGGGAGGCGGTGGTGGAAGGGACGGTGGTGCCGCTTCCCGCTTTGCGCAGGCGGGTGCGGATTTCGTGGGGCGTGAGCGCGCTGCTGGATCTCACGGCGATGTAGCGGTAGTGCCCGTCGGCAACCTTCAGGCTGAAGAGATGCACGAGGCCCAGTTCGCAGGCGATCCACGCACGGCGTGCAATCGAGTGCAGCCGAGCTCGCTCCTTGGTCGGCAAGGTGCTGCTGGACTCGGAGCGGTCGACCAGCAGCAGCCCCTCGTGGTACTGGATCGACTGGCCCACCAAGGCGCTGGCGATCCAGTCGCAGAAGCCTGCTTCGGTCAGGGCCACAGGCGGCACGTACACCGACTGCAGCGCGGCGCGCCCAACATCGACGCTCAAGCCCAGGTGGCTGCGCGATGTGGCGATCAGTTCATGGTTTGGCAACATTCGATCTCCAGGGATGAGTTGATCCACCGCCGTCGCCCGGAGCCGGGCGAGGCGTTTGTGTTTGTTGAAGGTTCTTACCGGGTGGGGGCGC